GATATTCTCCTTGAATTTGTTCGGCAAGTTCTTTCTTTGAAAGTATCTTACCTTCTACTTCCAAACGATACATCTTACCTTCCCACACAATATCTGCAGAATAAGTTTCCTGCTGTTGTTGTGGTTCGGAACCTCCTACATTGAGAGTTCCATTAAAATCACCATTAATAGTGATACTTTCTGAAAGAAATTGTTTAAAGTTTTTCATATTCTTTACCATTTAACCTCATTTGACCAGTATGCCGCAGACATTTTTCCTATAGAAATGTTTTTAGCATGTCTTTTCTTAAATTTATTGCGACGAGATGCATATTCTTTTGACTCACCTTCCTTTTTTGGAGAACCTTTTACCCCTCTTTGACCAAAACGAATAATTTTTTCTTTACCACCTTCACATGCCTTAACAACATGTGATTTTCCAGTTTGCGAATCACCAACTGCTTGTGCTTTTGGTGAATTACACTTCATCTTAGACTTATCAATTGCTTCACCAAGTTTACTTCTATTATTTTTTTCTTTTTCTGTTAATTTTGGATTTGCTTTTGCCCAATCTTTGTTTATAGGACTTAATTTTTTTCTTCTAAACTCTGGGGGGTTATCAGATTTTTTTGCTAATCCAGGATTTGCTTTTGCCCAATCTTTGTTTATAGGACTTAATTTTTTTCTTGTAAACTCTGGGGGGTTATCAGATTTTTTTGCTAATCCAGGATGATTTTTTCTCCACTTGTCCATTGGACTTAATTTTTTTGATTGTGTAGTTTTTGAAACTCTTTCTGTATTAGAACGGGAAGGAGATGTTGTTGTTTTTTTATCGGGTGCTTTTTGACCACCCTGAGACATCAGAGCAGCGGCAACCCCTGCACCAGCAATAGCACTTTTCCATCCTTCATCAAGTTCACTTCTCCAATCTGAAGCACCTTCAAATCTTACCTTTGGTTTTAGTTTCTTACCATCAGGTGAAGGAACAAACTCACCAGTCTCTGAGGACTTCATATCATCAGTATCAACATCACCATCAACATCGGCATCGACTCTTCTTACTGCTTTTGCTGCAAGTTTTTTTAGATTGCTACCGTCGATTTTGGATTCTTCCTTTTCTTCTTCAATCTGCTCACCTTCCAGTTCTGCATGTGCTTTTACACAAGATCCCTTTGCACCTGGAACAGAACCTTTCTTTCTCTTAAAACCTTTCCAACACTTTAGTTCATCAACAGTTTCGACTTCTTCTTTTTTTAATTTCTTTTTAAGTCTATCTATACCCTCTTTTGCTCTTCGGGATGCAGGTCCAGCATTCCATTGTTTTTCTTTTGGTACTTCAGGACCTTGCACTTCATCATTTTTTTTAATTTCAAAACTCGGTGACTCAGAAATCAAAGGTTCTGCTTTGATAATATCAATGAACTCATATTCAGTTGCCTTGAAGTCGTCTCTCCAATCAGAATACTCTACAGACTCTGACTTATTTCCCCAGTTAGCAGCACCTTTTTTGCGACATTTTACAAGTGCTCCGGATGCATATGCAGAAGGCCATACAGAATAACGAGACTTGACTTTCTTATAACAGGCATCTTTCGTTCCACTGCCTTTACCTTTCTTATCTTTTCCTTCAATAATCTCTACTTCTTCTTTTTTCATTTTCTTTTTTGGTTTATCGGTTGATACATAAGTTGGTTTTGCGCCACCAGATTTTTCTTGCTGTCCCGAATCTGCTGTCTTCTTTCTTCTTGCTGCAGATTTTCTTTCTGCTTTTGTCATACTGTCATATTTAGAACGAGATACACACTTTGGCACTCCTTCACCAGGTTCATCACTTGCACATGTTCCACCCGTAAGAACATTTACCCAACCAGGTTTTTCATCTTTTGATTTAGATCCTTTGTACCATTTGTGAAGAGATCCCTCACTCATTCCCCCTCCACCATCTCCACCATTTCCATCTCCATTACCATTTGTAGGAACATCAATACCAGTCTCTTCTGGTTCTTTTCCACCACCAGAAAATCTAGCAGTTACTCTTAAACCCTTCGGAATAGGTTTACAAACCTCATCCGTATAACAATAATAATATCCTTGCTTACACTTTTTCATCGTTGAAAAGTAGTCTATTCTTTATTATTTAGAAAACCTTGCTTTAACATTTTTTGAAGTTCTGATGTCGATCCAACAAACACTGCATTATTGGTAACATTGTTTGTAGTCTTCTTAGTCTCGTCTTCTACATCTTTAAGTTTCTTTTGTAAATCAATTAACTTATCAGTAGTATCTGCAACACTCTTAATCAACTGCCCTGCGACCTCGTATGCCCTTGGACTGCCTCCTTCCCCTGCTACCTCCATAATGCCATTGATTGCCTCCTGACCCTTCTCTATGAGGGAGTAGAGGTTCGCACGACTATAGATATAATCTTTCTCTATATCATCATCTTTCGATTTTATAATCTCTGGTTTTTTGATTGGTTTTGACTCGACAATATCACTCTCAATATTCAGAGCCTCATCTATGGAATCATAATTATTCATAACAATCAAATATCCTCTTGTCTAGTAGGACTATAATCTTTAGAGTCTCCTAAAATTTCCCAACTCTCTGTAAATCCAAAATCATCTCCAGGTTCTGCATCAATTGGGTCAGGAACAGCAGTATATCTCATTTCACGTGTTGCTGTCTTTATATTAGTATCGGCATAAACATCTGCCTGAACCTTACGAATAAGTCCCTCGGATGTATCTGCAATAGAACCGAATAGATAAGTTTTAGCAGTAAATCTTAAAGTATAAATTAATGCCCTTCTTGCCTCAAATGAACCTTCATAATCATCTTGAAAATCAATACTATCAAGAATAATTGGAATATCTCTTTTCTCCCCAATAGAACTGATTAAATCGACAGATAAATTAAGTGATGGTTGAAAAAATGGAAGTATTTGCTCAATAATTTGAAGGGCATCATCATTTAACTTACTAAAAATATTAAGTTCAAATCCAATATTATACGGAACAGGCATATAAACTTTTTTTATATTACCTCCTTTATCACAAGTTTTAAATGTTTGAGTAATCCCGGTTTTTCTTTGGGGATCATATTGAATTGTAGTCATTTCAAATGACATTCTCGGAAGAGTTATTGCAATAGATTTTGTTAACTGATTTTGTTGTTCAATTTTAGCAAGAAACTTTTGCATTGGACCATAAGAAAGTCCAACTTTTGTTTCATCAAAAATACTTCCGTCACTTTTTTCATGTCTAATAAAGATATTATTAAATAATGTTCCAAAACTAATAATAGTTTTTCTTATAATTTCGTGATAAAAATATGTTCCTAGCATTAATAAGTACCAAATGGATTTGACTCTGAGAAATCTAAAATATTATCTGCTTCAAATTCTATTTCTTCGTTACTGTCATATGGATTGTCATAACTTTCTAAATCATGTTCCCTGACAACGTATGTAGACGATGAGATTGATCCAACAATAATTTCACCCGCACTGAATTTCCCTGTATTTAGTGAAACTTTTAAATTAATCTGTGGATTTAATGTATTAGTATCAATGTCTATTCTGAAATCTCTAACTACAGCCGTCACACCAGATGTCTGACCAACAACTTCTTCATTGTATATAAATGTTCCAATGCCAATGGTAGAAAATCCAGTAAAAGATACTTCCGGTGCTTGTGTGTATCCAATTCCTGGATTTAGTATTCTTAAAGAATCAATTTCCGCATTAGAATTAATTCTAGCAATTGCTGTTGCAGTAATACCTATACCAGGACTACTAATAATAACCTCAGGTGTAGTTGCATATCCAGATCCTGAATTAGAAATACTGAGAGAACTGATACTAAATTGGGTTCCTCCAATTGAGCATGTAGCAGCTGCTCCAATTCCACCACCTCCAATTATTGTAATTGTTGGAGGTTCTATATATCCAGATCCGCCATTAATTAATTCCAATCTGAGAATTGAACGAACATTTAATACAGAAGTTGTTATTGCAACTGCTTCAGCAGCAAAACCTCCTGCTAATACATTTGGAGGAGGTGAAAATATTACAGTTGGTGTGGAAGTATATCCACTACCATCATTATTCAAAAATATTTCACTAACTGAATCACTAGAAATTCCTGCTGTTGCAGTGGCAGTAACAGCAATTCCAGCAAGAACAATAGATGTAATATATCCTTCGTCTTCTACAGTATTGTCAACTTCTTCAATGGCAGTATCAATAAGTTCATTTTCATACTCATAGAGTTCGCAACTCAATTCGTAAGTATAACTTGAACCTAATTGATAAAAAGGTTTTTCTGATTCTACTCTCTTAATTTCAAATAATCTTTCTCCGAGAGGAAAATAAACTAAATCTCCTTCTTTTGGTCTTGTGATTAAATCTGCAAAATCATAGTCCGTAATTATACCGTCCCGAATACCTGCACTAATACCTTCTAGAAATGGAGCAATAAATTCTTCATATCTTTCTCTTGATATGGTTAAACTTATTTCATTTTTCAATCTTAATCCAAATTTAGTCATGATATCACTATCAGGAGCATATCCATCATAATTATTCAGATATGCTTCTATCAGAAAACTATCATCAAATTTGGAGGATTGTATTTCACGAATTATATTATCAGTTTTAAAAATTTTTCTTGGTAAGTAATAAACTTCTATACCATAAATTTTTAATTGCTCATTGATTATATCTTGAACAAGAAATTGTTCGTTTGTAGATCCTTGAAGAAAAAACGGATTTAATGCCATAATAATTATCCAATAAAATCTAGAGGTGGCAGTTCATATTCGGTGGACATTCTCTGTTTGATATCTTCTAAATCTCTTTGTCCATCTTCTAATATTGCACGACCATTTAATTCAATTCCACCAGGAAGTTTTACACCTTGAAACTTGATTAAATTTTGTCCCCACTGTTTTTTTATTAATGCAGTAAGATACTTTTTAACAAAACTATCATTATAAACTTGAGAAAAACTTTCTGGGTCAAGTGCTCGATAACATTCAAGAACAAGATATGTATCCTTAGATTGTGCTCCCCAATCAATATCTAGATATAATCTATCCTGCCTTTTATTAAATCTTACCTGTTTTTCTGTCGTCAGTAAAAAATCAATATCTTCCAAATAAGATTTAGTCATTGCATATGTCAACAAATCAACTGAATTGAAATAATAAAGATCATTTAAAAATAATTGATATTTAATACTAAACATTCCTCCAGAGATTGTGCTAGTATCAAATTTAAATATTTTTTCTACCCCTATAACGGAGTTTGGAACTTGAATATAATTTGAAGTTTCGTAAAAATTAAACGTTGTTGTTCCGAAACCAACAATATTTGAAGTTCCCGTTGTTGTTACAATACCTATTCCATTTGTTCCTTTTGCTCTTCCTCTATCAATATCATCTTGAGTAATTTTATACTTAAGATACATTTTCTCAACACCATCATAATGCCTCTCATTAAAATATTGAATAGTATCGTCCACTAAATCATCAACTTGCTCATCAGCAACATTTATTTCAAGTACTGGTGCTCCAAGTTGTCTTAAGCAATAATCGACAAGTTCTTGTCTAGTATTAGGTTTTGCCATTAGAATATTCCTCCATCAATTACTGAAGTCCATGTTGGAATTCCCACTGCAGTTGTAGTTAGAACAAAAAATGTTTCTGTAACTGCATTTTCTGTACTGGCAGCACCAATCAGTTTTCCAGTATCATCGAAATAAGCAATTCCATTTGGTCCATCATAATCATCAGCATCATAATATAAACCTTCAGTAACACTTGCAAATCCAGTAATTATTACATTACCTTCAATATCGATATTGCCATTAAAATCTAAACTCCCATCAAAAGTAGATATTCCAGCAACATATAAGTTAGTTGTAGTTACTAGACCAGAAAACTTTCCATCTCTCCATCTTTGTGTTGTGATACCAATATCATAAGTATTGTCAACATCTGGAACTAAGTTGGATACAAATTCTCCTATAACATCAATATCATCACCAGTGGAATCGCCAATTCCAATTGTGCCTCCTCTGAATATGACATCACCCACAAATTCGGAATTGCCTTGAACATAAAAACCATTTCCAACTGTTAGGTTTTTATTAATTCCAACTCCACCATCGATCTGAAGAGAACCAGTATCTGGATTTCCTAAAATATTATCTACTCCACTTGTGAGAGTTGTTATACCACCAACTCTCAAATTATCTTCAATTGTTACTGAATCTTGTACATTTAAGTTATAAAGAATATCAACAAAAGCATTTATATCAACATTAGATGAAAATGTTGATAATCCAGCAACTGATATATCTCCACCAATATTAACTGCTTTACCAATTCCAATTCCTCCATCAATAACTAAAGCGCCGTTAGTTGGAGCAGTAGAATTAGTAGAATTTGAAAAAGTAACAATACCAGTAATATTAAGGGATGACGAATCAATCGTATCCGTCATATAGAATGTTTCTGTGGCAAGATCCCATACAAGGATCATACCGTCTCTAGTTTTTAGAGTACTATCTACATCACTTAAATTAATAAGTTTTGTTGGTGGAGCAGAGGAGTTGGATAAAACACGTATTACATTCTGCGAACCAATTCTATCGTTAATACTAGGCATTACCTGGTGACTCCCCCTCTTATTAGTGCTGCACCTTCTACAGCTTTATATTCTGCGCCGGAACTTATGAGTTTTACATCAAAAACATATCTTCCAGGTTTTAGATTAACACTTTGAGCAGCAGTCAATGATATTGACACAATACCTTCTTCCGAATTCGATATCGTTGATGCAAATGAAACCGAAGTAGATGCTCCAGTATGCTTTCTCAATTGCGATTCTGCAGAAACATTATCCAATAACAATGGAGAATTAGTTCTAGTATCTTCTAATTGAAAAGAAGCATTAAAATCATATCCTTGTTCAATCACAATATTTGATACATAAACCGCCATTATTGTATGATGCTAATATATCTCTTAAATATTTATATGAATTATTGGTGGCAGTTTATTTGCTTAAAAAATCTTTGAGTAAATTTTTTATTTCCTGAATATCATTTTTCATGTCATCAATTTCTTTTTTTTGTGCTTCTTTAGAATTAATTCTGTTAATTCTTTGATTATAACTGATAGTATCGCAATTTACGATAGAACCAGTTTCCTCATCTCTATAAAGATGAGGATGGTCTTTAACTTTTACTAATTTTTTCATTTCACTGCAATTGCTCTCAGATCTCTAATAATTGGGGCATTTGATTGATCTGTTCCTGCCATGATAATTTTAATTGCAAATCCACTAAAATCTGGAAGATCATTTGCAGTGAATTCATATTGCAAAAACTGTCCATCTGAACTTGCAGGAACTTCAACATCTTCCCTTCCATTATTTAATACGGGATCTATAACTTCTAAATTTCCATCTGAAGAGGACTTTAGATTTTCAAATCCTGGAAATAATTCAAATTCTTGTGGAACTTCTGAAGAATCATCTCTCACTAAATTATAAAGAACTCTAATATCAGAGGAAAAAGGTCTATATGCAGTTAAAATGACTTTTAAAGAAGATGCTGGTTTAGAAAGAGTTGTTACATTAGATACATAAATTGCAGCATGTGGGTCATTTTGCGAAGAACCAACTAAAGAACTTAATTCAAAATTATCTACGGGTGCATTTAAGAAGTCTGAAGAAAACTCTACTGTAGAATCATTTAAGAAAATGATTGGAGAAAGATTTTCATCAGTAGTACTTAATGTTAAAGCAGAAGTAAATGATCTTCTTCCTGATACATTATCAAATGCATTTTGATTTAACTCATTTACTCTAGAACATATCATTCTAAAAGAACTTAATTCATTATTTCCATCTAAAGAAATAGGTTCGACTTCATTTAGTAATTCGAATGATGTTTCTGATCCATCTATACTAGTAGATGTTGTTGTCCTAATAACACCAGTTACAGATGTTTCTTTTCCTGGAGAATTTATATCAAATTTAGGAGTTAATCTATTATAGGTAATATTTTCAGTTGCTCTTATTTGAGATCCACCACCTTGAATTTGACTCGAAAAAGATACTTGTGGAAGTGTGCTATCAGAAGATCGATTCAATCCATTAGAAGATCTATCAATTTCAATAAAATATTGGTCTGCAGAAATTATAACATCTGAAATGTCGTATGTTACTCCATTAATTCTTCTTAATGACATTCCGACAAATTCATATTTACTTATTGGAGAATTAATGTCATGATCTTCAATAATTCCTTCAACTCCTCTACTTTGTATAGATAACTGATTTGAAGTAACTGAATTATAAGAAATTATTTCATCACCAATTCTGACATAACCTAAATTGCTTCCATCAACTGCAAAACCTTCAAAAGTTTCAAATATTGAAGAATCTTCAACTTGAATTGTTGTTGTATTTGTAGATAATAAAGTTTCAGTTAAAATTGTAGGACTGACATCAGATTCAACATCATAAATTTTTAATTTATTATTATTAGCAAACATTCCATGATTGAAATGATTTACCTGCAAATAATTGCCAGATTCTACTCCTGTTCCTTCAATCAATCTAGTAATGACTGTAGAACCTAAAGAAACTTTTGTAGATTCTGTATCAGCATAACTTAAACCAATACCAACTTGAAATGCTTTTCCGGAACCCAGTTCACCTTGAACGTTTGTAACATATAAAGTGTCTATACCAGCAATTTCTGAAATAGTTATGACACCACCAACACCAGTAAAGGAACTATCACTATTATCTATTGAAACTATATCACCAACAGCATATCCAACTCCCGGATCTGTAATAGACACTGAGTTTATTGTGCCAACACCACTTACACTAAAGTTAAGTTTTAATCCACTTCCATTACCTACAATTGATTTTGTAGAAACATCTGTTTGACCTTGATAATTTTCTCCACCATTATCAATTGATACTGCTGAAACAGAACATCCAGTAGAAATAATGTTTGCCGAACTTCCTTCAATCGATCCAAAAATTTTTCTTCCTGGTGAAAGAGTATCAATTAATGAATTACCTGTGGGAACAGTAGTAATTCCAATTACTGCTGCTTTAGGAAATGTACTTATGGCATTAGTTTCCAAAATTTTAATATAATCATTAGATTCACCTAAAGGTGGATTTCCAAAGAATGCTATTCCAGTATTAGAAGTAAACTGTGCTTTATAAAGTTTAAATTTCAGATCTGATTCTTGTTCCGGAGTCCAAATAGAACCATTCTGAGATTTAAACAAACTACCAACTGCAAATTGCTTTGTATACCTAGTAGATCCAGAAGTATTAGGATTTACAGTATCTTCTCCAATCTTTGCAGTCCATACTTCATACTTATCTGATGTTGGTGCAAGGAGAACTAAAGCATATTCTTTTCCTGGTGATAAGAATATTGGATAATTGAAAGTAACTGTTGTTGCAATTTCTCCATTTGAAGATATATTAATATCTTCAGGATATAATGTTACAGATTCACCTAAAAGTGTTAATGTTGGAGTTCCTAATTCAACTGTTCTTATTTCAACAATTAGAGGTTCATTTCCTGTTGGTTTATTTGCAACAAATATATCAACGGCAGTTAGATATGCTCCATTATCATCATCATTTTGACCATTAAAATTAGGTGCTTGAATATCCTTACCGACAGTAAAGGATTGAGCCAAAGGATCTCTTCTTACTGTTGTAACAACAGTTCTTCTAGATTGAGTTATTCCTTCCGCAGTATATGTTGTATCACCAAAAGAATTACTACTGCTTCCAGGAATTTCCATTACATTATTTTTGGAACTTGTAAGTTTGAAAGTCTTTTTGCCAGTTAAAATTCTAGGATTTGGTGCTATACTAGAATATGGATTTTTTATAAAGAATGAACCAAATACTGTTCCATCAACATCAGAAACTAGTCTTAAATCTTTAACATAAGCAATTGCTTTGCTACTTTGACCAACTATTTTAGCACCTGTTTTAAGATATCCAAAAAAGTTTCCTTGAGATTCTGTAGATAATGAAACCAAATCTATATTAATAGTTTTTGATGATTGACTATATGACGAAGGAATAGATTCTTCTCTAAAATATGGATTATTAGTATAAATTTTATCAGGAGAATTAAAAATTCCGGATCTATGATTTGAGGAAGCAAGTCTAAATCTACCTATCTTTTTATTTGCAAAATAAACATTAATAGTTTCTCCTACAGAAAATGAAGATCTTCGAGATCCAAATGATTCTAAAGTTTTGCTATTAGAAATTTCTACTAATTTTGGAATTATGTCAATATTGCTATGACTATCAAAGAATGCATAGTGTCTCGTGAATGGTTTGAAAGATTCTCCAAAGAAAGAAACATTTCTGGATCTAATATACTTTTCAGCTACTGAACTAACAATAATGTTTCTAGTAATTGGTCTGTAGAAGGGGTAGTAATATAGATACCTACGTCTATATCTAGAATAATACCTATAACGACCGTAGGGATAATAGTAATATGATCCGTAACGATAGTAAGAATAATACGAATAATATGAATAATAAGGTCTTCTATAGTAATAATAGTAAGGTCTATAATACCTATATCTGTAATAACCATATCTATAGTTTGTTCTGTAATGTCGATACTCAAAATAACTATGTCTCCATCTTCCACGATAACTAGAGAATCTATTGAATGTTAATGTAGGAAGTGAAATTGTTCTAGTCCAATTATCAGAACTAGGTAATAATGTAATACTACCAGTATATTCAATTACATTAAATGGATTTACATTTTCTACTCTAGTTGCTAATTTTTGTTCAATCCATCCAACTGAATTATACTTAAGTGTAATTACATTTCCGGTTTTTTGGACATTTGGATCCAATAATTCAAAGTTTTCGGATAAATCCAGTTTGTCTTCTGCTATTTCTGTGGCAGGAATAGGTGTTAATTGTAGAGAATTTGATATAATTCTAGGTCTTAAAACACCATCTGAAATTGTTGCATTAGTTAAATTTTCATCAGATAAAGTAATATCATTAAAATCATCTACGAAAAATCCAGATTTAAATCTATTATTTCCATCAGAATCTTCAATTCTTAAAGATTCTGTGTTTATTTCAAGAAGACTAAGTGAAGTTAATCTTTCAACACTTTCTATTCTTTCCTCCAAATCACCAATATCTCTCATCGTATATCTTCTATTATCAGAAATGGAAATATTAGCATCTTCAATATTATACAAATAAGATGGAAGTGTTATTTCAGCTAGATCCATCAAAGTTTCATCACCATTAAGAGGTGCAATCGGATCTTTTGAAGGAATACCTTTATCTACAATTAAATTTCCAAATTTATCAAGATATACTTTATCAATTCTTGGCAGATAAAAACTATATCCAATTGTAGATGATTCTTCTGGTTTTAAATTATATTTAATTGAATTGGAGTTAAATACTCTAGATTCAAAAGCAAAAGGGGAAGATGTTGCAGTACTTACATCAAAATTTTGTACTCTAGGTCTAAAATCAAGAACATCTGATGCTCTGTCATTTTGTGTACCTATCGTAGGGACATCATCAGAAAATCTGTCAGAATCATAACTTAATACAGTAAATACATCGCCATTATCTGAAGAAGGAACTTTATAATAATCATAAACAATCAGAAGTTTTCTTTCTGGTACAGATCTATTAGTTCTAAGTATTCTTGAGTAATCATAATATTGACTTTTTTGACCTTTATCTAGTGAAAATGCATTAGTTATATTCTTATAACTTCCGGTAGTAATTCTTTTTATATTGGAAACAATATTTGAATCGGAAAAAGTAACCTCTTCATCTAAAGAAAAAGTTTCCTCATTCAAGTAAACTATTCCAATATTATTTACCGGAACAGAAGGTGTAGAAGAAGAATTTAAAACTACTCTAGCAACTGCCCCACTATCAGATCCAATAATTTTTTCACCAATTATTGCATTAGAATCTACATTTGAGATTGAAGAAAATTCAATCTTATCCAATACTGGATCTAATGTATTTGTTGACTCATAAACTGCTATCACTTCAGATACATCGGGGACATCTAAAGAAATTTCATCGTCTTGAACTCTAAGACCATAATATGGACTGTATACAAGACCATCATTTATAGAATCACTAGTTGCTGCTCCAGATCTTACTAATCTTGAAAGATTTACAATCTTAACAGCACTTTTTTGATATTCTTTAATTTTACTTTGAATATTATTTTTATTAAGAGTTGTATTTACGACAACATTAGACTGATTAGTAGACAATCCTATAATTGTTACTGTATTAGTATTAAGGTCTACTGAAAATCTATCTGAAGTTATAGTGCCAATTCCTCCATTGGCATAATGTACAGAATACCTTTCTTGATCAAAAAGTTCGAAAGATGCATTATCAATTCCAGATATACTTGATAAGTTGAAAGTTAGTGTTCCACTAACATCTGTACTCTCTCCTGCTATTTGTTGTGATATTGTTAATTCAGAACTAGAGAGATTTACTGAAGAAATATCATCTTCCAAAAGTTTTGCATAAAGAAATGCATTTTCATTATTTTTTAATTCTGGAATTTTTAATTGTGCATTATAATTCCCATTACTTATTAACCCACCATCAAATACTCCTGTGACAGTGGTTATTCCGGATATTGTAAATGAAGATAAATTTGAAGAAATTGTATCGATTTTATTATATTTTAAATTTCCACCATCTATTACTTGAACAATATCTCCAATATTAACACCTGAAAATAATTTTCCTGGACTTGTAACTGTACCAGAACTTATATTAACTTCACTAATTCCATTGGAAAAATTTTTAGTATCTAGAATTGAATTTGCAGAAAAACTTGCAAATCCAGAAACCCCTGACTGCGAAACGGATTTAATATCTTTAATTCCATAAACCACAGAATCTGAAACTGTTAGTGGAAAATCTACTCCATTGACAGATAATTGCTCACCTTGAGAAAAAGTTCCTGAAGTTTGACTGAGATTTAAATTTGTTGTTGATCCTGAAGAAACAATATATCCACTTGCTCCACTGCTTCTTCCTTGTATGTATGAAGAAGTTGGAATTTCAGAAGCAGTTACAGATCTATTAAAAGTTATATTTGTATATGTTTGAACATCATACAAATATAAATCCCAAGATGTGGATTCATTGGAATATGCAGAATCTGTTAAATTAAATGAATATACTCTTGCTTGTCCTATTGTAGATATTCCAGATTCTGCTTTAAATTCTGAAACTAGATTAATCTTTTCGTTTTCTTTTAAAGCACCCTCAACATTATTAACTCTTAAAAGATTTCCCATTTGAAATGGAATTTTTTGAGAGTTTACTGTTTGAGTACTTCTTGGTTTATCAATATCGATTGTATAAGAAGATGGCAATTCTACATCATATCCAGCAACATAGGCTTTTCCGGGAGATACTTGAACACACATCAAATCATCAGAAGGAACATTTCCTTGTTCTGTCAATTCATTTTCTAAGTATAAACCGTCACTATCAATCCTATTATTCAAAGAATCAACTAAATTTATATTAAAATCATCTATTAAATAGTGTCCAGATTCATCAAAAGTTCTTTCTGCAAGATAATCTCTTAAAGTATTGCTAGTACCGTTTTTATTTTCTATTATTTTTACTTTTCCATTTACGACTCTAAAAATTTCTACAAAATTAGAATCTGATGTATCATCTAATAATTTTTTTACTAGTGGCAATTCTATTTTAAATCTATCTGCACCAGGTGCTGCAAAATTTGTAAATCCTTTTGCATTATCATATAAAGACTCATCTTCTTTTGCATCTACTATAGTCTCATTTACTTGTAATCCTACTATGTATGATGGAGTATTTGTATAATAATCTAATATTATAGTTTGTTTTCTAACATTAGCAAGTACTCCTCTTAAAAAATATACTCCATTATCAATAGATATTGCAGATCCTACGGAAGTTGCGTTTAATGATATTAAAGAAGCAAATGGAGTTCCTGCAGCAATTGTAGTATTTCCATATATTATATTATCATTTGCAAATAAACTTTCTCCATCTAGAAATACTGAAGTTACTGAATCAGTTCCGGAATTTAAATATTTTACATATATTGTTAAGTTTTCTACAATATCATTATCTGAAGTAAGTGCAACAAATTGGACAGATGCAGTAACTCCTGATGTTAATCCAGTTATAGTTTTTCCAATTAAATTATTAATGTAAATTGAAATGTCAACTCCAAGATTTGTTGCATTTAATTTTACTGCAGAAAATTGGTTGTCATAAGTAAGAGCACCAGGAAGAACCATCGATCCTTCTTTAAAACTATAATTTGCTAAAGACTCTACCTGATTCTGTAAAATAGACTGAAGAGTTATTAATTCTCTAGTTTGAACTGGTTTTCCTGGATTAAAGAGGACTTTATAAAAATCTTTATTTTTATCAAAATCATCATAATATGGACTGATATTTAAGTTTGTTTTTTGTGACATCTTTTTTAGAATTCCAGAATAATTTTAACGTCTTCTTTTTGTCTTGAGTCTCTTTGTACTTCAGGTCGATTATCGATATAAATTATATCCCCCGTCTTTTTATTTATCTCTGGATTTGCAAGACCATTTGTAAACTCAACTCCCAAATTAATTAATTTATTTCCAAGATTTATAGTGCTTGTATTATTTAAAGTGGTGTCAACAGTTGCTGAATTTCCATCAATACTAATTTGACTTGAAGAATTGAACGATACAATATTTTTGGCAATAGACGTTTGGCTTTGATCTACATTATTACCAAAAGATAGTGATCTATCTTGATAATATTTTAGTATTTTAGTTTCAGTATCGAATGATGCAACATAACCTTCTGCAATTAATCCATTACCTTGATTTTGAGTTATCTTATCTCCAACATTTATACTTATTGAAGTTGTAATTCCAATAGAATAAAGAGAGGAAAAATTTCCTCCAGTAAAAGTAATTCCTACTCCTGAAAATGTTTCGGGATTTTTTAAAATGCCAACTTGAGCAAATTTAGTATCTGTAGGAAAGTCTTTAGTCGAATCATCAAATCTTGCGTATATTAATACTTTATCAGTACCTAATTCCTTGTAAATGTCATATCCATGACCTTTAGAAGGTGGAATAATAGGTATTAATTTTGCACCTGTTCCTGAACTGGAATTTAAATTGACAATTCCATAAGTATATCCCTTACCTCCAGAAGTAACAACAACACTTGTTATTTCTCCATTAGTTGTTGTTATTGAAACTTCTCCTCCACTTCCATCACCCAAAATAGATGCTGTAGTATCAACATATCCACTTCCACCACTCTCAATATATACCTTCTTTATTTGATTATTTTGAATATCTGAATTTCCACCATCTCTAATCCTTACAATTTCATTATTTAAACTATTTTCCCAATTATTAGGAACAATAAAATATTCTGTAGAGTCAAACTTAATGATATCCGAAGGAGAAATTGTAAAAAGATATTTCCATCTATATCCATCAGATCCTACTGTGGGAGGTTCAATACTAGTATCAACTGGTTTAAATAAAGATCTTGGAACATTAGTAGGATTTTTTCCTGAAGTACCATTCTCTAAACATATGTAAACTTTAAATTCATCAGTAATTACATAATAATTGGAATTATATAAATTAAAAACTTTAGAAGATGGTGCTTCAGTATACTCACTATAGTCATGTCTGTACATGTCATAAGAAGTGTTCGAAATCCAATCAACTCTTTTTACAACTCTTCTAACATTTTCTGAAGTTATTTTTTTTCCAAACAAAGAAGTATCTCTATAATGAGACAGGTATTGAAAATTATCGATTGGATTATTATTAATACTAGTATTCCAATCGGATGTTCTTCCAAATCCAGGATTTGGAGTAGTTGGATTTGATAATCCTAAAAAAGCATAATAAGAATTATCATTTATGGACTCTATAAAGGAATTTGCATTCAATATTCTAAATTGATCTGTTACGAATGCGGCCATATTAATAGTTTTTTATATATTTATAATACAATCTTAGGTAGTGCTCCAGTTTTTCTAATACCAATACCTCTTCTTTGAATTGTTGGGTATGTTGATAATCCAGATACTATTTTTCCAGTAACTCCAATTGATATTGGATTTGAGGATCTTGTTCCACCAGATAATCTACCCCATGAATACTTACCTATAGGATTTAATATATTTCCGTTAGTGTTAATTCCAATAATATTAGAGTCTGATTTTACGTTACAAGTAAGAATTCCAATATTATTAATATTAGACCAATCTGAAATATAGTAAATATTGTCTAAAAATGTTGTTCCAATACCAACAATTGCAGAATCAGAACTATCAATTGATGTTACTCCGGTTCCAATTTGAGTATCGTAAATGTAAATAGGATATCCAGTCGATATTCCTGAAAAAGGTGTGGAATTGGAATCATGAATTTCAAATTTAAGTGCTAATGAATTTCCACCTATTCCTGTAGTTGTTGTAATACCAGTTATAATTCCAGAAAAACCACTAATATTACTAAATTCAGTTATAGATTCAATTGATCCAGATGCTTCAGTAGAAATTCCATTAATAACTATAGCGTTAAATGGAAGAGAATCATCACCAAATCCGGGAGTATCAGTTTCATAACCGAATAACTCTGAATTATCAACAAATATTTCGGTATCAGTTGTTGATATATCTTTTATAATTCTGGATGTTGGGAATATGAGAGGTTCTAATGAATCTCTTGTTTTGTAAGTAAATTGCCCATTAATTTTTTTACTTGTTTTTTGTTTTGTCCAAGAAATTGGTCTGAATTTTACTTCATTAATCCCAAGACCAGAATATTTATTAGTTTCTAGTTTATCTGAAAATTTTATATTATAAATGTTTCTCTCATCTTGAGTTGAAATATCAGAATGTAAATTGCTACTTTTAACTTGAAGAATATCACCATTTTTTAGAGTTGATGTAACTTCTACAAATTCTGTATCAATATTACCAACTCCTTTATAAAAGTAAACATCTATCACATCTTCTGGTTTTGGTGCTTCTGTGAATAAAAATGAAGTTCCCCCTTCAAACTGATAATTTATCATAGGTTCTTGAAGAATGCCATTTATAAAAATTATAAGTAAATTGGAAATGTTATTTTCAATTTCTGAACCAGACTCAGTTTCAAAACTGATGAGTTCCCCATTATAAAATATTGGAAATCTAGTTCTAGAACCATCTTGAAGTTGTTTTATAGAATCTAAAAAGTCAAGTTCACCAAATTCCCAACCAGCAAAATTATCAGTATAAACATCTTCTACTGTGATAGTAAAATCCGATATTGGTGAAGAAAGACTAGAATCTGTGACCAATCCAATCGGTTTAAATATATCTCCTTTTTTAAAATTAAATCCAGATCTTGAGAATTTAAAATTATTTACTTCAAAGTAAGTTGATCCTATTCCTGTAGATCCTCCAAGTTCAACATCAACTAATAAACCAGAACCTGATTCAGTCGTATTACCGATACCAGACCTAAAGACACCGACTATAGGTAAATTTTCGTAAGATGGATCTGATACAAATATTTTTGGATTTGTGTATCCAGTTCCTCCAGATCCTACGTTGAAAGATAAAGTTCCTCCAACACCAATGGATGCTGATATTGAAGCAACTTCTCCAACATGCCCTTCTTCAAAAACACTTATTCCAATTGAAACTAAACCATTATATCCAGATCCAAGATTGTCTGTTGTCCCAATTCCAACGGATACAATAGATCCTCCAGCACCAACGACAGATGTTACTGAAGCACCCACAAGAGGAGCAAATCCAAGTCCGGGACTAGATCCATATGAAACAATGATACCACCTCTAGGAAGATCATTTAAGTTTACATCATAATCTGAAGTTATATACTCTAAAGGATTATTTGGATTTGAAATTCCCGAAAATGTTATAGAAGATATTCCAGAAACTAAATTTTCAGAAATATTATAATTGAATACATTTGGATTATTGTCTGTTTTTGGTGATTGGTAGGAATCATTAACTAAAATAAATCCATTACCACCAATAGTTCCAATTCCTGTAGTATTTGCACCACCTACTCTCAATGAAAATGTTCTACCAATTCCCGTAAATTCATCAGACAAATCATCATAAATTTTATTACTTAAATAATTAGATTTCAAAAATACCCTACCAGTAAATGATGATTTTGGCAAAGATAAATTAATATCTGATTTTATATCTTCCAATGGAAGTTCTGAAAAATAAATTCTACTATCTACAATATTAAATGATCCTTTATAAACTCTTGCTATACTAGAATCTAAATGAGTTGATGCAGAAGATCCAACAAATCCTCTATCAACTTCTACCAAGTTTATATTTCCATTATTTGTAATTGGTCCCAAATTAGTTGTTCCAAATCCAACATTAACAACTTTCATATACTCATCATCTACTAACAATATATCATTAGGAACTATTGTTGATATTCCACTCAATGATATAATGTTAGTATCCAATTCAACTTGACCTCCTACATTTCCAATAAGATCATGTTTTATTTTTGTGAATGCTAATGGATATTGAATTAAATCATCAATAGTAATAATGCACTTGGAATTTCTTTCTTTCATAGTAAATTTATGAGCATTTCCTCCACCTATAGAAGTGAAAGTTGTGCCAATACCACTTTGTGCATCTGTAAGTGACGTTGCAATTTTAAAAGTGTCTTCAGTTAATTTAATTGCATAAACAGTAGAAGGCAAATCACCACTAGGAGTGGAGATCGAACTAGATCCAATTCCAAAAAATGTTGTATCTGGGGTATAAATTAATTCTTCACCTGTTCTAAAAAAGTGATTTTCAATAGTAAATATTCCTGTAGTTGCTGCCAATGCTACAGAATTGGGATTAAATTCTTTTGAAAAAATAGGTGTTTCATTATTTTTTAAAATAAAACCTGATTTGATAGTAATAGGATTTATGGTTTTTTCATCGATCTTTTCAACTATGCTTCCATAATTTAAATTTAAATAATCACTAGCAGTGTCTAATTCAGTATATAATTTCTCATTAAATACTTCAATTTCAATTTGTCCCGTCTTATCTGCATCTGGATAAAATTTAATTACAGCATTATCTCCAGATATCTCCCCACCAAAAGTTCCTATTCCAGAAGAATCATTATTGAATGCTGAAAGAAATGGTAGTTGTTGAGTATATACATCAGTTCCATCATGAGCAATAATTATTTGATGAAGTACTTTTGTAGATCCTATACTTACTTGAACTAAAGATTTTGATGTATTAAAAGTATTTTTATCGAGAGTATTAATAGTAGTTGATGCTGCGGAAACTGTGGATGTATAATTTGAATCATATATTGCACTTCTTTCGCTACCATCAAATAATTGTCCAGTAGCTTCAAATCTATAAGTTCCTATTCCAGATGATGTTGTACCAAATCCAACTATTCTTGATTTTATTTCAATAGAATTTGGTGAATTATTCTCATGCGATACAGATAAAATTCCACTATCCAAATTTGCATAAAATGTTCCTATCCCACTAGATGAACTTGATATTAATGAAGTATCACTATAATACTCCGATAAGAATGTATCTACACCATTATGAACAATATACAAACGAACATATTCCATTTCACTTGTAACTTTATCAATAACTTGAGAATTGATATAAACAGATTCAAAAGAATTTGAATCTAAAGAGATAATTGTAGTAGTCCCAACACCAACACTAGAGCTTTCAATAACATCGGATGCAATTAAATCTATAAAACCAATAGATTCTCTATCTGTATGAATACCAGTACTTCCAGTATTTTCAAATGTTTTTTTAATTAATTTTATAAAATATTTTGAATTTAAAGTAATTTTATCATTTGGTTTAAATACTAATTCAGTATTTCCAGAAATCTCATCAGTATTCAAATCAAAACTTCCATAAGAATAAATTTCAAAATTTAAATTTGTGGATCCTGAAGTAACAACAGATTCATTATCGGATATAAATGTTCCTTTATCATTACTTAAAATAGTAACATCTGTTAATTGAACTTTAGTATCATCATCTGATGTTACTCTAAGTAAAAAATTATAATATGTTTCATTTTTCAATTGCTCTATTGTGAAAAATTCTTGATTTTGATTGGCAAAAGTTAAAAATTGATTACTAATATCGTCAATTTTTAATACATTTAAAGTATTTTTTAACTCTATATAATCTGAGAGTATCGTATTTTTAAATTTTAAAAATTTCGATTTAGAATCATTAACATCTACGTCTAAAACTTTATCAAAATTATTAATAGTATAAGCATATTTTTTATCAATAATATTTTTTGTAATTGCAATAGTATTTGTAGAAGTAGATAATCCTGCACTAGTATTTTTCTGTATTTGAGTATCAGCAAAGTTTTTTAAACCACTTATATGAACCAAATTTTCAACTGGAGACTGCTGATCTCTATATGTTATTGGACTTTTTATAGAATAAGATAAATTTTGATAATAGTTGTTATCTGCAATAACTTGAAAATTTTCACTTAGTTTTCCAGTATCATTATCCCAACCAATATTTTTTAAATAAGAATATTTAACATCAAAAATTGCATTATTTGAATTTATAGATTCTATAGTTGCAATAGTACCAGAATCTTCACCTACTATTATTTCACCAACTGATAATTTGTATAATCCACTAACTTTTAAGTTATTGCTATTGCTTTCGGATACAATTAAATCTCTAATTATTCCGTTAGAAGATAATTTTTCGCCAACAGAAAAGTTTAATTCTTCTTTAGAAAAATCAAATAATGGATAATCATTTTTATTAATTATAGAAGAGGTGAAAAATTGATCTGTTTTTGCAATTCCAGTATTTGAAGTTATATCAGAGATATTAATAGTTACTCTATCATTAACTCCAGTATTATCATAATCACTCACTTTAAAAAATTTATATCCATAATCTGACGAATTAAACCCATCACCTTCAGAACTATCTTTTATAACTCCTTCTACAAAAACACTATCCCCTATAGAAAAAGGTTGGGAAGTAAAGTCAGAGGATCCAAAATTTATTGGTGTAGATATGGTACATGTAAAGATGCCAGAATTTGATGATTCTACTTTTTCAATAGAAATACCATTACTATTATTAATAGAAATTATTTCTACATTTCCATCTGGCAATCCTTTTGGTTTTACAACTACTTCTGCTGAAAAAATTGAGGATTCTGATAATAAGGGTTTAATAAATCCAGAATTTATTACATTCCTACTAACCGAATCTACAATTATTAAATTTGGTTCAGTTACATAACCATTTCCACCATTTATTACAACTATATTATCATTTATAGTTTTTGAATTTTTTAATTTAATTGTTGGAGATATATTTGCTTTAGGTCTAAGAGTTGTATCAGAAGAATATATGAAATTGTCATTAATAATTCTTGTTTCTCTTATAGATCCCAATTTACTAGATCTTAGATTTACTTTTAAGTTTTTACCTGAAGAAGAATTTGTGGATCTAATTGTTGGGAATTTCTTATATCCTGATCCGGAAGATATAATATTTAAATTTTTTACTGGACCGGATGGTGAAGTTGATGTTGTTGAGTACTCAAGAATATCACATTCTTCTGATGAATAAGAAATTTTTTCAGGTTTTTTTTGTAGATTTATATTAAATGTCGTTTCTCCTATTCCACCAATGACATATGAATTGTTATAATCACTATTCACATAGATTATTCTAGAATAATTTTTAGTGTCGGTATCAGAAGTAACTAATTCTCCATCTTTTACTAAAGTATAGAACAATTCTTCGGGAATTTGTGTAGTGTAGTTTAATGTTAAAGATGCAGTAGACGTTACTCCTACTGTTCCAACTCCAGATACACTAAAAGTATCTGTAGATCCAGTAGAAACAAATTCATTATTAAATTTCTCATCAGTATAAAGTTTAAATTCATATCCAGATAAAGAAGAATCTGAAAGATCAAATACTAAATTATTATTTTTGACTGGTTGTAATTGTGGATTAATTAATGATATTGATTGTGAAGAACTTCCTGTAGAAGCAAAAGATACAACTGTTGGAGGATTTTGTTGAGAATCTATTAAAGTTTCGCAGAGATTAATTCTATTTCTATTAATTTTATAGACATAGTACTCACTATTAGTCAATGGTGATGGTCTAATAAATCTTCTAATAATATCATCACCACTAGAACCGGCATAAAAATTTTCTTCGTCTGGAGAAACATATATTGATGTTGGTGTGATTGAAGTTCCTAAATCAATTCTATCTAATTCAGTACCAGTAACAATGTCCCATGGTGTTGATAATTTATAAATGTAAAAATTATCTGAACCAGCTCCGACAAAATATACTAAGGTTCCAGAGGAATTGATATGTATATCAGATGGTGCTGCATCTGGAGGATTAAGATCTATCCTACCCGTGCTATCTCCCGAATAAGATGCTGTTGTAATATCCCATGAGGTTGAAAGGTTAAATTGGTAAATAAAATCACCAGTACTTCCAATTAAGTAAAGTACCGAACCATCATATTTAAAATAAAGTCCCGTTGGAGAAATTTGTGAAGAAAATCCGTCAATAGAATTACTACTACCAATGAATAAACTTACATTATCATAACTTGCTGTGGTAATATCCCATGCAGAAGTCATAGAATACTGATAAATTGTATCATTGTCATTTCCAGTAATCCAGAACTTAAGACCATCCTCTCTGATATAAAGTCCACTAGGTTTGGTGTCTTCCGATGCAACATCAAATTTGTTCGTAAATACTGCCGTGCTCGGACTCCAAGGTGTTGAAAGTGCATATTCATTGACTTCATCAGAACCAGAACCGAGAGCATACATTTTAGTTCCATCTGGTTTGAAACGTAATGATTGTAGACCATTATCTTGGGAACTAGTGTCTAATTGATCACTAGTTTCAATTAAGTATTCAAAATTATCATCTTCATAAAGAACCTTATCACCAGTTACTAACTCATGATTTGCAATTGTAATTTCATCAGTTACTGTATTGATTCCTGTAGAGTTAAATCCAATTGGATTGACTACGATATTATCAATTTGAGATTTATAAAGAACACGAACTGCTGTTGAAGTTCCAATACCTACTGAAAGATTTGGTTGAACATCTAATGTTACCGTATCTCCATTTTGAAGTTCGTGGGAAGTTGATACGGAAACAGTCACTACATTCTTATCTATATCTCCAAGTATTTGAGTGAAATTAGATTCAAATTTATATTCGTCATTATCATCTCCATTAGTATGGAAAAATAATTCAGGACTAGAGATAGATGTTTTTAATCCAATTACATTATTATTTTTACTTACAACAAAAAGATTTGATGGTAGATTAAATGTGGAGGATCCATCTGTAGAAACAGATACATTTGTTCCATTGGGAGTATAAATTATAGATTGATTTGTTTTGAATGGATGTTTCTCAATAAAAATGCCTTTAGATGGAATATCTCTAGTTACACTCACATCACCAAATACAAATGATGTGCTATATCCAACACCATTTATTGTAGAAATTCCTACAGATTCTTTGGGATTAAAGAAAACTCTATCATTCAGAGAAGATTCAAAATTATCTACAGATTTAGAAATTAAAAATGAATCTGGGAAAAACGAAACTGCACTTCCAACATTGTGTATAGTTCCAGGAGATCCTCTTCTAACTCTAATGATATTTTGATTCACAAATATTCCAATAACTTTTAAAGTTTCTGTTCCAATTCCAATACTACTACCGAGAGATAATACATTAGATATTGATATCGGAGAAACATATATTTCTGTGGTAATTCCAGATGAATTTATAGTAGAAAGACATCTACCCTGCGAATATTCAGGAACTTCTATTTTATGAAATCCGTTTAGTTCTGAAAGGTTTGTTGAAAATCCAGATACCAATACATAATCATTATTTGAAAGATTTTGAATAGGTAATATCGATACTCTAACTTTTTTCGAAGACTCCCATGTAAAGATGGAATTTGGATATGAAGATGAAGTTGTATTTAATTCAGTTATGTCTTTTCCTTTAATTGAGGAAACATTTACATTTAATCCACTTCCAGAAGTATTTGTTTCATCAAAATTAATTACATCTCCAACTTTATAATCGCTACCAGAATTTTCAACTACTAAAGATTCAATTGGACCTGATGTTGCAGATAATACTTCTATAGTTTGGTTTATTATATCATTTGATTGAATAATGAAATCATAATTAGAATTTATTTCAGATACTCTATATGGAAAAGTATTTCTCAATAAGTTAGAATTTTTAAAGTCAAATGATTGATCTAAGTTTGAATCTGAAATTAATTCTGATTTATACTTATTACCAATAAAGTAAGGAAATGTATTATTTGTTGCATGGTATGCATACACACCATTTGGAAATTCATCATTTACTTCATATCTACCATTATATTCATCCAAATCTCCATTATTATTAAACTCATAATCTTCTACAAAAAATCCATTAAAAAACCCTGAAGGTCTATCTTCGACATTTGATACCTTAGTTTCATATCCAGATTTTAATTTTTTTACTTCAGAAAACTTATCTTTTGGATCTGAATATCCAAAAGGTCCATAGATAGGATTACCATCATAAGCCCATCCAATAATTCCTGATAAAGAGTTATCTTCTAAAAATATAGATCTTAATTGACCAAAATATTTTGATACTGAATATTGTAATTTATCTTTACCTTTTAATAAAACCTCTCCTCCATTAAATCTAACTTCATTATCATTAATAGTTAATTTTCTTATATTTGGATCAATTATTAAACCATTTCCTGCAGAAATAACTTTAATTATTGTATTAGTTGAAGAATATCCGATTCCCGTGTTGAGAATTTTTACATCTGTTATTTTTCCTTCATCTATTATTGCTCTCAACTCTGCTCCAGATCCATCACCAGAAACAATTAAATCTGGGACTGAAAAATATTCATTATCTGAAAAATTAATAGAAACATCTACAATTTTTCCATTTGCAATTTTTGGTATTATTTCTGCATTATTACCATTTTTTATGGAAATAATTGGTTTCTTGTTGAAGTTTAATATGGTTGAACCGTAACCTGTTCCAGACTCATAAACATAAGCATCTATAATACTGCCTCTAACTACTGGTGTTGTAATTAATTCCTTATATTCTTGAGTGGTACTTCCAACCCCTACAGGAGTATATTTAATTGAAACTGAAATGTCTGGATATTTAAAGTACTGATAACCATTACCAGTACTTTCTAATAATTCATATTTTTTTCTTTCATAATTTGAGGTAATAGTTCCTCCAATCCCAGTATTCGATAATCTAAAAGAATCATTATCAATTTTTATTACTTTATATTGATTATTGGTTGTAATCCCACTTATTTGAGTATCATCATAAGAATATTCTATTATCTCCCCATCATTAAATCCATGATTTTTAAAATTGATAGTATTTTTAGTAGTAGATATTCCAGATGATTTCACAATCAACTTTCTATTAGTATAATTACTTCCACCTTCAATTACTTTTGCAAATGCAACTTGTTTTTTTAATGATAAGGTACTAAACTTATGATCTCCGAAAGAACCTGAAAAAATTCCCACAGGATTTACTTTTGATATCTGATCTTCAAGTGAGTTATATAAAGTTATAGATTTATTATTATCAACTTGAGCAAAATAAGATGAATTTTTAGGAAGATCTATAAAAGTTGATCCTACAGATATTTTTATAGGAGAATTATTTAATGGGTCATAAATAATTTCTTCCCCATTAGAAAAATTATGTTCCTCAAAAAACAAAATTTGATTTGTTGCTACATTAACTCCACCTCCAAGAGAAAGTTCATTAGAATTAAAAGAAACATCTCTGGATCTTTTAATTAATACAGGTTCAATTGATGCTCCTGAACCATTTCCACCAATAATATCAACAGAAACTATTTTATCAATATCATAATTTTGAGAGTCTACGTATACTTTTTCTAAACTGCCACTTACAACAGGATTAATTTTTGCGGTGGATCCTAATCCAACAGAAACTTCAACTAATGGTGGATTTATCACATCATAATTTTCGCCAGATGAGAGAATATTTACATCTTTAATTGGTCCATAATAAATTACATCTTCAGACTTGTAATTATTAATTTCAACACCGTTTATTAAAATTCCAGTTTTTCCAGGTAAAGTGTTTTGTCCAGAACCATTTTTAATGTTCTTTTCCAAAGGAATTTTTTTTAAAAGTTTTTGTATTCCAAAAACTTCATCACTCTGAGAAAATAAAATGAATCTGTCATTTCCAACTCCGGAAGGAGGTATAAAGAAAGTTTCGTATAGATCAGATTCTATAAAAGATAATGATTTATATAATTTAAATTTTTGATTTCCTAAATTTTCAATATAATAAGAACCAGCACTTAATCCAATTAAAGGTTCAGATTCTGGATCATAAAGAATCCTATCACCAGTTATAAAAGGTAATGAATCTACTGTGATACTAGAATATAGTTGTTTATCGGCATCAAAATCTGAAAGATTACTTATACTATTAATACTAGTAGATTTAATAGTAGATTCTACATCAAAACGATAATTTTCAATAACTTTATTATTTAAATCCTTAAAATCTGATCTTATCTCAGACGGAAATGAGTTAGATGCAACATATGCATATTCATCATTATCTGTATATAAGTTAATAACATCAGATAATAATGAACTACTTTCAAAATTATAACCAGAAGAGTTTGCTTTATTTAGCTTTCTCCTTATATCATATTTTTTATTTTGATCTAAAGATGGAGTATTTTTTAGTCCTAGAGAATTATTATTAACATCAATAGTTTGAATGTAAGATGATTGATTTATTGAATGTGCTGAAATTTCACTATTTCTTTCTAAAATTTCAACTTCATCTCCAATCTTTAAACTAGATCTGTCAATAGTAGATGATAGAGTTATATTATTATTATCTAAAATTTCATATCTTGTTGTAGTATTGTATATAAAAGAATTTGCAAATATCTCTTTCCAATTTTTTCCAGTATTATTAATTTTATCTCCAATATTTTTAATTGAAAATTTATCTCCTTCTCCGACAATAAATTCATCACTTTCCTTCATTATATTATCAATTTTTCCGTGAAGTATTAATTCAACTTTTTTAGAAGTATCTCCATCTTCATAAGAAAAATATGTATCACTCGATATTATATTGGAAGTTGCATCAATATTATTAACACCAGTACATCCAAAAAATTGATTAATAGTTTTTCCTGTATAGTTAATTGAACTATTTCCTGAAGTCAGAGTTCCAAATTCAGGAAAATCCAAAGTAGAATCTACATTTAAAATGGATGATCCTACAGATACACTTTCCAATAATTTTGTATTTGGAGTAATTGCAAAATTTCCTTGAACAGAAGATTCTAAATTGTTTCCAATATAAATTTGTAATGTATAATATGTCTTACCATTTGCTGAAAAAGGTTCTATTTCAGAAATCGATGCATTAGTATTTAAATCTGTGGATTTAAATATAGTTTGTCCTTTTATATTTAAAGGGTTTCCAGATATAGATTCTGCAACAACAATTTCTCTTCTTAAGTAATTTGCAGAAGATGGTTTAATTAGATAATTTTCTAAGTTTACTACTGAAGCATCTTCACCAAAAATAACTTTAAAAAGAATTCTTACAGATTCTTCAGTTCCTTTGGATTTATAAAAATCTCTTACTCTTCTTATAAAATTTCCGACATCAAGACCTTTTGTTAAGGGAATATTTTCAAATCCCGGAGCAAAGGTAAATTTTAATTTTTTGTAAAAATCCTTTAAAAATAATGTACTTAAATTTTTAATAGAAGACTTATCAGAATGTTCTGAAGAAGTTGATGTAGAAAATACAAGTTCTTCGCGATTCAAATCTTGATGATAATTTGTTACACCACTAAATCCACGAATACATCCAGTAAAACTATTCGTTGTAATTCCAGTATAAGTTATTATTTCATCATCAATTTTTAATAGACCATATTTATTTGGAAATCCTTTTGTACTAGAAACCTCAATTATTGTATCTTCACTATTGATTGCTCCAGTTAATGTTGCATCATCAAAAATAATCGAATCATTTAAGTTAGATAATTTTAAATATTCATCTATATTATCACTGATATCAATTGGACCACCTTGATATTCTTGAGAAATATAATATTGCTTTAAAAATTCAACTGCATTTGGACTATCATCAAAGATGAAATTTGGTAGTTGACTTTCAACAAGGTCTTGTACTTTTATTTTAGATTGAAGTCCAGTTTGTATCATATTACTTTCTTATTAAATTGCCGTTTGAATAACTTGATGTATAAAAATCATTGACAAATCTAGTTCCAGATATTTCATCTCCAGAAGCAATTACGTCTCTCAAAGTATTTATTGTACTTCTAGAAACGTTTAGTGATATATATAAGTCCCTAAGTCCAACAACATCATTAGATTCTGGAAATGCTTGTATCTCTATAACATTATTAGGAACTGTGGTTTCTGTAATAGTTATGGTCTCAATATTAATTTCTCCCTTTTCATAATCAACTGTTCCTGCATTTTTAGAAACAACAACAACATTTCCATTAATATCAAATTTTATTAATGAAATAATTCCAGTTTTTGTATTTAAAGATGCTGATCTTTCAAGAAAAGTATTTCCGGATTGAATATTTGGAGTATCTGTAATATAAACTGTAGAACCTTCCCCTAAGATTTTAAATCCCGTGGATTTAATATTATATCCTTGAGGTTTTACATTAAAACGGTTTCCAAAACATAACTCATATTGAGAAGTTTTGTTTATTACTACCTGTAAATCTCTACGAATAGTAACTTTTGTAATATTTGATGTAATAGCAGTATCTGTATTATCAATAACTTGTTGTATTTTACTGTATTTAAATCTTCCTCCAAATCTATTTAATTCATCGGATTCTGAATATTTTTGAATAGAATTGATTACGGAACTTTTGAGTGATTCTGGATTAGATGTTTGCGAAAAATTATAATATATGGAGCTATTGAGTTCAACATATAAAATCTTAAGATCAACTATTTTTTGGTTTATTCCAGAAACTGAAAATTGCTTTAATTTTGAAAGAATTTCACTTTTATTAAAGTCTGATATAAAACTTCCATTTTTTGGTTTAATACTAATCTGAACCGTGCCAAATTCTGGTGGATCCAATTCTTGACCACCAACAACAGAAACCGATTCTGTATCAGGATATATTCTTTTAATTATTGTTTCATAATCTCTAGATGTTACTGCTCTAGATTGTGCAGAATATAATTTAGGCGCATAATATTTTATAGAATCAATCGGTTCTATATTACTACCATTAAATGAAGATTGGACTGTTTGGACAATAATTGATCCAGGACTAATAACATTTTGATTGGAATCCTCTATGGATCCTATAAATGAAAAATTAGAAGCATCATTACCTTCTATTCCATCAGTAGTAATGTAAGTTGCATTAATTAAAGTTCCATCAGATCCTACACTATCTCCAAGTTTTTTTCCTATAATTCCATCTCCAAATTTTAATTCATATTTTTCATCTTGAACTTCATTGACAAAATATATTCTTGAATTTTTATTAACATTAAAAATATCTTCTGAAGGATAATATTCAATTCCTAATCCAGAAGTAGAAGATTTTTTTACATAAACTCTTAATGTTGAAGTATCAATAAACGAATTGTTCAATATGAATCTTTGATCTAATGATCCGTCATATTCAAATTGTTTTAATAAAAATATTCCTTGATAGATTAAAATATTTTCAAAAGATGCAAGACCATTAATTATATTTACCGTTATATCTTCTGGTATTGCAAAATTAAATATGGAAGTATTGTTTCCATCTACTGATGCCCCTGAACATACAAGACCTGCCTTAAGAGTGAGTGTAGGACTATTTGAAGTTGTTGTTACATTAAAAGATATTCTTGCTGTTGAAGCAGTTCTGGAACGTGGCAAATATCCTATATTTCCGGCAAGAGATACAACATTTTCACGAAGAGTTGCAGAATCCAAAAAGGATTCATTTACAATCATATTGGAGTTAAATGCTGTAATATAAGTATTATATGCTAATGTATCAATTAAAATAGAAAAATTAGACCCTTCAAAATCAAAATCCGTGAATGTAGAGTTGGCACGGAGATAGTCTTTGATGGATGTTTTTATCTGATCAAAATCTAGATTCGTATATTTTGTAAAAGGCATTTTATCTTGTTGCCTCTAAGAGGAATGAAAAGTCTTGCGTCGGAAAATCTTGACCAACAATATCATATATTACAGATACTTCGAAAGAATTATCATCAGGACGAGGTATAACTTCAACCTTTAAGTTATCAACTCTATCTTCAAAATTAGTAATTGCTACTTCAATTTGATCTTGAATAACAGAAGATGTACCAAAATCTACAAAATCAAATAAACTTGATCTTACTTCAGATCCTAATAAAGAGTTGAAAAATCTTTCAGTTGTAATAGTTTCGACAAGGTTTCTCACAGATCTCCGAATAGCGCTTTCATTCTTTAGTATTTGTAAGTCTTTTGTTACCGGATGTGGAACAAAAGACAAACTAATATCCTTAAATGAACGTGATATTTTCTGAATTGCCATTGGAAAAGAGTTTTCTTAATTTTATTTATACTCTATTCCTGAAGATTCTTCTGTTCTTTCTTTAAATCATCGTGCATAATCTCTTGAATCACTCTTTCTTCTGGATCATTCTTTTTTTTAGGTAATGACCAGTAGTCTGTGGTTAAACTTGTTGTTCCCCACACTTCCTTCATGTAACTTACACTTCTATCAACCGGTGAATTTCCCATTTTTCTCCTGATTAGTGAAATCAGAACTTTTTAAGGGGTTACTATCCCTATTTTTATTTATTTTATCCAAAAACCTTTCCGAAGATAATCAGAATCTTTTATAAATTGATATTCATTCCCAATATTATGATTAAAATCGTCCCATACAGGTATTGCTTCTGTATTATTATACCGAAAATCTGGATTTTGTCGAAAATGAACCTCAATAAGGTTATTTCCTATAAATTCACAATTGATCCAATCATAATCTCCAACCAAATTATTTAAAATTGGCGGAAAATTAACTTTATAATCAATTTTTTGCCATTTTTTCCATTTATACAAAGGGTTGTATTGATCACGAATCCCTAACACAACCAATTTTGGTTCTTTTTTGTAAAAATCAACACTGATATGGTTACTCTCAAAAATTTCACACCAAAACTCTGCCGGATGATAGTTATCGGTGTTCTTATAGATGTATTCAATACGAAAAAAACGACCCATACCTAATAAGTTCATACAGGGACGCACAATATAAAAGTCGGACTTGGGAACATCAGTCCCAACAGGACCACATGTATAACCCAACTTCCGACTTAGTATCAACTTATTATAAACCCAAAGGTCATCAGTATGAATTTGATTCCATTCATGATTCCCTTCGAGATACATTATCGTCCTTGTCCACGATATACTTTACGCTTCCCATTACGAGAAGTCGCGGTATACTTTGTGTGCTTCCCGTTCCCTTGACGAGTCTTTTTCGGTTTCCCCCCCACAAATTTATCACCACTTAAACCAACCTTTGAACGTACTGCCATAATAACTCCTTAATACTTTGTGATTTTTGTTTCTAGATCTTGTGGTCTTGGAAAACCTTTCTGATAATACTTTACCGAAAGGTCTTCCATCCTATCAAAATATTCTTCCTCTGTCAAGTTCTTATACAGAACTTTCCCTTTATGGAGAATTGTATATTCTGTCATTACCATCAGATGACTCTTGTCTTCTCGTGTCCAACTCTGATACGTGGATCGCACCAAATCTCAAAACCTGCTTCGATAGCATCGAGACAGAATGATACATCCTCTCCACACATATCCTGCACTTCTCCACTCTCAAAGATCTGCATCTTAGGTGCAAACCATGGATACTTCATTTCTTTGTGCTCAAAGACTCCATTCTTAATCAATACCCATCCGAAACCTGTATAATCTACAGTAAACGGTTTGCGGCGCTTTGAAATACTCTCCCCCGTCTCATGATTCATGACTCCACCACTCTTACGGAAATCATCCTCTTCTAACCAGTGTGCAACTGAGGTCGTCTTACCATCTTCTGTCATATACCATCCACTTGCAATATCTTGATCCATTAGAACCAATTGCCAAAACTTCTCTGTGTTAAACACAATATCACTATCAATCCATAATTGCCAATCATACTTTAACTTACCATCCCATGGAATTTGATCCGGTCCTCTCAGTACATTCGCACCTAAACATTTGCATCTTGCAAAGTTTACCATCGATGAATAATCCTGAGAAATCTGAATGCTGGCACCAGCCTGTACTAAATCAAAACAAAGTTGTACAAAGTTTTTGAGATACGTATAAGATACTCCTCTACCAGGTAAACAAAAGACAATGGACTTGCCTCTTACCATTTCCTTTGCTTTCGCATAGTCCCATTCTTCAACACTCTCAGTTGCTTTGGGTGTCTTTGCTTTTACCGTAAATCCTTTAGCCATAACTTTAAATGAACTACTTCACTATCATAACACTCTATCTATACGTCGTCAATCACTCCACTTCTTTGATAATAATACAATCATTCTCTACCTCGATGTTTACTTCTGTTCCCTCATACCACCCCTTTTCATCACATACCCATTCTGGTATCGTTACATAGTGTTCTCCACTTACTGGGTCGATCTCTATAGTCGTAAAATTTTCTGCGGAATTTTTTTGCATATCTTTGAACCTTGATGCCGTTTTTTATATATGAAAATTTTTTTTTTGTGGGGGGGGGGAGGTCTTGGAGATTCTTGGTGGGTCTTGGTAAATTCTTAGAGGTTTATATCTAAAGGTCGATCTGGGTCGTTTGTAGACTCCAGGGACCCATTGGTTTTATATACGGCACCCCATAATACCCCACTAACTGTCATTCACGAACGAATGGGGGTGTCACTTAAGGGGATGATTAGTCCCCCTTAAGTGTTAAATAAGACCCTCACTTTCTAGGTAGTTCTCAACAGCGTAAGGCATTAAAGTTACCTCTACACCGTGTGAATAATCTTCAGAATCTGTCTTATAAAATGTTACATACCACCCGCCGGTTCCGGTTATCGTAGGTTGCTCATCGTTTGCAATACAATTAATGGCGTAATACATAGCAGAATCTATTATGTAATTCTCAATATTTTGTTCCGAAGTGTGACCATTACGGTTAATCTTAAACAAGACCTTTGCCGCCAATTCTACGCTGGAATACTTCCAATCAAGACGGACAAATTTGTTGCTGTTAAATGTTGCTGAGGACATGGG